CATAGAATAACATGACTGCATCTTTATATTTGTCCATATATGCTTTAGCCATAAGCAAGCTAAAAGCAGTCTTAAAGTGTTTAGACGGACCAGCAAGTACTGTCAATCCAGGTGTTAATCCACCGTCTAAACTTCCACTAAGCGCAACGTTAATCATTGGCACTGGGGTTGTAATTACATCTTTATCACCAAAGAACTTAGAGTTTTCTAATACTGCCGTAAACTCAATCTTTGAATTCTTTTTTAATTTATCCATTAAGCCCATATTTTTCTCCTTATAGACATAGTATATTATACCATATTTTACACTGTATGTACACTGTTTTTAAATGCTCTATTGCGTTTCATGTCTTCCATGTCATGCCACTCTCTATGAGAGTTGATGTTTGCTATATCGACAAGCCCAAGATTGCGATTAATGTGCGCATCTGATCCCACGTTGATGAATATACTATCCTTGCTTCCGCGTTCAACGAATCCTTGCCATGCTTTAGCATCATACGCTGCCGTTGATGGAATTGGCATGCTGCTCGCGATCGGATGAGGCTTAAGAAACGGCATCGTTGCTGATACAACTTCTGCATCACCAATCTCTCCCTTATGTATGTTTCTGGCCACAGCAACTCCATATGGTTTAGCATCAGGCCAACCGATTTGTAAAGCTCTGATCATAGTTCCTGTAGATACTGCACACCAAATCTCTGATGGTTCTTTACCCAATTGTTTGGTTACTTTATTCGCCATGTTAACAAGACCTGCGGTTACCATCTCATTACCAGACAAACCGAATGGCAAAAATGTTGCATTATTATTTTTAGCCCATTGTTCAGCATATTGATTAAGGACTGGCATTGCAGCAATCTTAATAAACCTTACATCAACGTGCGGATATGCAAATAATGCTCCTTGATGATTAGAGACTTCTTTACTAGCAGGACAAAAGAATACAACCTTCTTATTGTACATCTGAGCTAACATAGCAATTGCATCAGGTGCATGTCCTTGGCGAGGAGCACAATAAACTAGTGTATCGTTTTTAGTCTCTGCAATAACGCGTTCACCACCAAATGCTTTTAGCCCACCGGGTGCAAGATCTGCTCGAAGTATATACTTATCTTCAAACTTTTCAATCACAGGATCTGCAACTTTAGATTTGAATGTTCCCCACATCTCTTCATAATACTTCTTAGCATCATGTCGATCCATCCCCATAGGAATATCTTTATTTCCTTTGTCTTCTGTTACGCTAAACAAGTTTGACCCCAATCTAATCTTCTATAATATTGTGGAGAGATATGTACACTTGAACTATTTTCCATATAAGTCTTTGCATACTTCTCACCATCCATTTTGTACCACTCCTCTGGTGGCATCACAACTTTATTACCGCTAATTTTATTTAGTCGATCTATATAACGCATAGTAAGGTCTAAACGTTCTTGTCTAGAACCAAAGAATGGTGTTCCTTTAAAATATCCAGTTTTTGGTAACCTGCGTTCTTCATATTCTACTGGAACCGGTGCAGTGTACCACACATCACATTCATATTTGTCAGCAATCTCGTTGCCTTGATATACGTATTCTGTTAATAATTTATCTAGGTCAAAGTCTTTATGACGCAAGATGTGGTGACGAATATCAATCGAACCATATGAGAATGTTACTTTGCCAAATGGCTTTAATCCTCTAAACTCTGTAATTAAACCTCGTTTAAGTGTACCATAAAGTGTCTTTCCATTTTCTCTAAGCACTATATCTGTGTCTCGTGAATATGCTGGTGTATGAGAATCTCCTACAGAGATACCATCAAATTTGTGTGATACTTGTAATAAGTTCTCTTGCTTAAGGGATTGTACTTTTGATAAGCGCAAAGATAATGCATCACACCATTGTTCTGTAATACCACTATATGTTGTAGGTGCACCAATTCGTTTTTTGAGTTGTGCTCCCCAATCTGGCATATCAAAGTCAAGTGATATTACATTGGGATGTGCAGCAACTCTATTAATACGATCATAAATTTCTTTAGTAGCACCACCAAATAAATTAAGAGTGCCTCCAAAGTTTACACCATGCTCAATATAACATGTTTTATCTAATCCAATTGCTGGTGAACACGCATGATCTATACGAGCTTCTAATTGATCTGCCCAAACCAGTGACCAACCAAGAACATGTGAGTTCTTGAGTTTAGGAATATTACTAATGGGGTTTGTAATTACTCTCATTTTTTAAGACTAAATGTAGTTGGAAAAATCCATGTATATGGAATACGTTTAGTTGGTGATTTTACTCCATGGCTAATCGCAATGTGTTTATAAAAGAAACATGTTTTATCTTCTACGTTTAACATCTTTTGTTCTTGCATTGGGTTTAATGGATGATTACATAGAATATGCATCTGTTCTAACCATAATTCACCTTGTTTATTATCTGCGATGAACTCTCCATTTGGTCCTACATGATACTTAACTTTACCATTTAAGTTCTGTCCACCAAATACTTGTTGCATACCATCAAAGTGACCTGTACCTCCAAACAACACTGATTCTGGATCAACGATGTGCGGGTATGCAAATGCCATGTAACGAGCTGTGTTCTTACATGGATATAATGGACTTCTAAATCCCTGATGTTCTTTGAAGTATGCTTCTAAACGTTTAGCAAACTCCATCATTGTGAATGGTCGACCCATCTTTTTAGGTTCATCTAAGATAGTATGAATATCTTCAGCAGCTTTCATTGGACCATCGATCAACCATTCCTTAACATTAGTACCTTTAGGATAGTAGATTTGGAATAGATCATTACGTGCATGTCGTTCTGTCTTAAAGCGTTCACGTGTTAGAATAATTCCATCATTCATTAATGACATCAGTGTACCCCAATGTTCATTACTAAATGAGAATACAAGTGTATAGAATAAACGTAACTTATTATCAGTGATTGGTCGCATGGCATCTACGAATGGATGTTCGTGCCAATGCAGACGATGTGAAAAGATCTGATAGTCTTCACGAAGCAATTTATCTTCGCGCTTGTCAAATGCGCTACACCATTCAAAGAACTTTTCGAAACGTTGTTCTTGTGTCCAATCCTTCATCCAACTATCTGTTGGTTTACCGTTTTTCAAGGTAACAGGACTTGTGTTCTCATAGGTGATGTTCACATATGGTTCACTGATGAATTCCATTAAATCGTTTTGCATTTTTCTTTGTATTGTTCTACCGTAAGACCTGCTGCCTTGATAACCGTATCATCTGATGGGTGTGCAGTCATTCCATTAAATGATTTCACCAATCCAAGCTTTAACATATTTTCTTGTCTGCCAAATGGATGGTCTTTAATCTTGCATGATGACCATAGAGTGTCATAATCTAAATGATTATAATCTGCACCAGGTCTAACATAGTTTTCAACCCAACGAATGAAGTCGCAACACACATCCTCTGCATTATATGGTACAGATCCTGTGTCCTGATAAATCTTCATCATCACTTGATCGAGGAATTCGTCCTCTTTCATCTTCTTAGTTGGTTTTGCTAGGTATGAAATACATTCTCTAGCATTTGTACCATAATAAAAGAGTGATTCTTTATTAACATATTGTGGATACCAATCTGCAACATCAGCAACAACTGCTGCATACTGGAAATGATACTTTCGTAACCCATTTCGTTCATTCCATGATAACATAAAATCACCGATCTCTCTTAGATCACGCTTACCGCCTTTTTCCAAGAACTCTGCAAGTTCACGAGCAAGTCTAGGTGCATACTCTGTTAAATAATAATCACCACCGCGTTTGTATGTAGTTCCATCTGGAATTTTGGGGAATGCTGGGAATTGATAACCGACTGAAGTATAGAATGGTTTAGGATGTTTATTGACAATCTCAGTCATTCCTTCAATTGTTTTTGCTTTGTGCAAGTTGAAGAGGAGTGTGTTGTAATATCCCGATGGTTTCGTAGCATAATTAATTGCACTACCACATACACGATGAAGTATAAAAATATAAAGCCATTCAGGTAATTTAAAGTCATTGTGTTTTCCGGTCCAGTCTTTTGCAACTACTTCGCGTTGAAGTGTAATATGACCAGATTGCATTTTATTCCAATATGGATGTTGATCTGTCCATCCATAAAACGCATCATTGATAATCTGAGAGAATCCTGCATACTTACGTTCTACAACATCATACAATTCAACATGATGCATTAGATCATCATCTATATTAGATTCTGTATGTAGAGTAGTTCCAAAGTTACAAAGCTCTTGCTGTTTTGTAGCAAGAGCAAAGTATCTCAAGTATTCATCATAATATTTAGTTGTTTCGATTGTCATCTAGGAATTTCTTTAAATTTTTTAACATCTGCTGTTCATATTTAGCGTCGTTTAAGTTCCGATTCCTCGGTGATGGATGATCGATCTTGTAACATTCAATCTTATACTTCTTACATACTCGCTCTACAAAACCACCAAGAGCAATCACAACTTTCTTATCTTTTACTGCTTCGTATAATGCATCTTCATCAACATCATTAACATCATAACTATTAATTTTATCTGGTATAACATTATGAAATGCAAACATTGAGATACCGACTACATCACACCACTTCATCAATCTATCGTACGTACCATTTTTAAGTGGTTTTGTATTAGATGATGGACACTGACCTAGAATAACTAATTCATTAGATGTTCCATGTCCATCTAAAAAATCTATTACAGATTTCATATTGCAAATACTTCTATACCAGCTTCACTAAACATATCAACGGATCTCATCCAACTTTCTTGCCAATGAGGACGAAGTTCTAAACATTCTTTTGAAACATAAACTGTTTTGATACCAACTTGAATAATACCTTTGCAGCATTCACTACAAACTGGTAAACCATAAACATATAAATCAGCTTTATCTAGTGATACACCATTATATGTTGCGTTATAGATAACGTTCATCTCTGCATGGACAACATACATGTATTTTGTTTCACGATCATTTAATCTTTCATCAGTGTCGAGAATTCCTCGTGGAAAACCATTAAAACCTTGAGAAAGAATTTGACCTTTAGATCCTACTGCTACAGCACCAACTTTAGTGTTTGGATCCTTAGACCATTCTGACACTTTATGTGCCATCTCCATATAGCGATCATGCCATTTATTCATATTGATTGTTGATCCATTCTTGCACTAAGTCAAAGTGTCTTTCATATACATGAAGACTACCTGCATTCCAATGTAAATCACCCAAACCATATACAGTACCGCAATGGCCATTAACTGCTTGAAGAATTTCTTTATGAATAAAATGCTGCCATGCATAATCATTCTTATAACCAAATACAGCGTCATTAGAACGCATGAATACCGATGCGTGTAGTTGACCATCACGAATATAATATTGTGTAGAATATGTGCACATAAAGTCAGACATACCATTTTTATTATAATCTTCATGCATCGATGGCCTAATATAGATCATAGTAGCACGACGTGATAGAGGAGACTTAACTAGTTCTTCTACAACTTTAACAAATTGATGACCATTCTCTTTAGAGTAAATGCACCAACCATAATTCGAATTAATAAATCCATCTTTATCTGCAACTTGTTTCCAAATTGCAGGAGGTCCACCTGGAATATCATTAACATTAAGCGATAGTGATCGATACCATTTAAGTTCACGCTCTACATAATCTTGGTTTACAGTACCAAATAGACAATCTTCATCAGCAATAAATGAAGCATTAATGATTTCGATTACTCGATCACCACCTTTATCAGTGACGAATTCGCCTGCGTTTAACTTATCTGCGAATTCGTTCTGAATATCATAAACATAATTACGAATCATTGTGATACATCCTTGTCTTTTTCTTTAAATTTTAATGGCATTAATTTTTGATTACCATCAGATTTGCGATTGAAGATATCATGATCTGGTTTTTGACCAGGAACTTCACCACGCATATAAGCTACAATAAATGATGCATAGTTGATCATATCAATGGCTGAATCTTCAATTGATTCGAAATTAATATTGCCACCAGCTTGCATAGTTTCAAGTACAGATACCATACGAAGATATTTTGCATTAACGATATCAAGAATAGAAGTTACACCGCGAGGATAATAGTCAGCTTGTTCAACAGATGACACAGCATTGTTGTAATCTTGGCCTTTTTTCTCTTGGACTTCTGCTGCTTCTAGCAAGATATTTGCTGAAGGTCGAGAGTATTGTTTTTGCATGTTATATTCCTTAACTGTATGATATATTATACCACAAAAATATCTTGTTGTACATTAGATTTCAACTGTTTTATATGCATATTCTAATGCGCGTTCAGCTTCAGTTTGTAAAGGACGCTTTTGATATCTTCGTGATGTATCTCTGTCGAGTTGTCTAATTAATTCAGCAATCTGAGCAGAGGTGATTGGATATTTTTTCTTGATTGCATTACATGCAATTGAAGACATGATCTTATAGATCATAGAATAACGACCAGAACCATCACTATGAGCGATAGCCGAATAATCATTAACAAGCTTTTTGTTTACAAATGGACAATCTCTATATGATGACCATTCAAAATTATAATTTGCTTGACTCTTTAATAATTCTTCACGGTGTGCTGTTACTTTTTTCTGTACTTCTGGTGGAAGTCTATCCATAAATGTTGCTGCACCAGTTTGCTGTACAACAAAT